TCTTAGCCAAACTAAGCGCATGAGCGATAGTATCGTCTGGTAAAGACAACATTCTTTCAGTCTCATCAGCCAATAGATTCTTGATCCGGTCGCTTTCCCGGATCAATTTATTTACCTTTTGATCAATATGATTAACGCGGCCACCGGATTTACGGCCAATTCGTTCATCATTTGAGCCGAATTGACCTGCCGTATATCTAGCAATCCGTTCTTCAATATCATGCAACATGGCACGATTTTGCGGGCTGCTTGATGTAATATCTAATAGTCTTTGGGCGGCTTGTTTTTGATCGGATACTGCAAGTGAAAGCAACGCATCAGCGCGACGTTGCGCCATTGCATTCATTCCTTTTTTAATCCCTAATCCTGCACTAGCGCCCCCTAACGCCAAAACCCCAGAAAGAGTTGGATTGTCCGTTATATGTTGGAAAATAGATGGCAAATTATGGATTAATTCTCCAACCCCAGTAGATATTGCAGCGCCTGTTCCTATGGCAGTTGGAATTGAAACGCCCTGTTTCTTTGCCCCAATTTCGCGGGTCATTGCAGCAATACGTTGAGCAGAAGTTAAATCATCAATGCCATTAAATAATACATCACTGCCTAAACCAGCCCTAAGCCGGTTCATGACTTGGGTATCGCCCTGACTAAATAACTTTGATGCTACTTCAGGGTTTTCTTTCAAAAATGATGCAATACCCGTAGAAAATGCTGTTTTTTCTTCTGGGGTATATTGTTTCCCATCAGTGCGGGTAAGCAAATTAATTTGGTCAGCAACTTCTTGCGGATTAGCTTTTGGCTTAGTAATTAATTGTACAAAGTCCTGACCAGCGTCAAAAGCATTGTTTTGCCGTATATAACGTCCAGCACCATCAACAGCAGCGCCATATTCTGGTACGGCACCACGAAGATTATCACGCAAATTTTTAGCTAGATTTTGATATGCCGCGCCTTTTTGCGTAATGCCTCCCATAGCACCAGCATTTTCTTGTTTTTTTGCAATATCATTTAACGCACGTGTAATGTAATCAACTTGCATTACATCTGGCTTATTTTCGTAAGTTACTGTGCCATCGTCCGCAATTTTAGCCATAATCTGTTTTGATTGTGGCACGCCTTCCAAACGCATTAAATCGTTTGCATCTTTTACAGCAGCAGCGGGAACTTGATTATTAATCAAATTTTCAATGTTTTGGCCTTGTTCAGACGCATAATCAATTGGCTTTGAATAAGCCAATTCATATGCCGGGCCATTTACTTTTCTTGCTGTTTTTAAAGCATCTTCACGGGCTATACCGGCATTAATTTTTCCATCGCCTTTAGGATAATAAAGCGTATCAATGCCTTCCCCAAATTGTGCGCCAGAATCTTTTAATCTTTTTGTTAGATTATCATTCAATTGTGCGACGCGCGGGTCGCCTTCAGATGTTGCAGCAGCGCCTTCCAATAAAGGTTTAACGCCATGAATATCAGCAATATTAACCTCTTCGCCTGCCAATGCACGTTGAGCAAATTCTTCTGGCGTTAAACCACGAACTGATGGTTTCGCAGTTGCTGCGCCTTCACCTGCTTGAGCAATACGCGTTAAAGTCCCACCTTCTGGGTCAAATAAAGTTTGAACCGTAGGTTTTAAAAACGAATACGTTTTACCAGCACCTTTTATGACACCTTTGACAGCCAAAGGCGCAGCCGCCCCATAAACGCCACCTAACCCAATTTTCTTTTCTATATCTTCAGCTGTATCGCCGGGATTAATTTCTGATGCGCCACCAAGCGTCCCATAAATGCTACCTTCAATAACTGGTGCAACATATGGAGCAGTTTTTGGTGCAGTACCTGCAATAAGTTTTTCAAAACCCAATTCTGGTGCTGCTGCAACACCCATAACTATTTCATTGGCAGCTTTTACATTGGCGCTATATGGATCAGTTTTTGCGCGTTCTTCTGATAATGCTTGATCCATTGCTAACGTATTAGCATATCGTTCTGACGTTGTATCGCCTTCGCCAGCACCCATAGCTGCACCGGCATAGGCAATACCGCGCTTCATTAAAGGCGTTACAATCGGCACATCAGGTATAACGTCAGGGGCAATTACACCTTCCTGCATAGAACGAACGGCAGCTTCAGGGCGATATGCTTCAACCCGTGCAGAATATCCTGTATCTACCGGATGGAAATCATTAGATGATACAGAACTCCAATCATCAATTTCGTTTTCCATTATTGCACCTTTTTACCAGTTTCATCATAAATATTACCGGCTTTATCTTTGTATTGTTTCCGCGTTGGGCTGTATGTTAAGCCTTCAACACCTATTAAGGATTTTGGAACAGAAGGCGTTTGACCTCCTGCGGCTGGCGGTTCGCTTAACGACGAAGTTGGCTTCTTCATTAATAAATTAAATTCGTCAGACTTTTTGTCCATGCCTTTAAACAACGGTGTTTGGTCAACCGCTTGTTGTTGGTAAACGGGCATTTGATGCGCTGGGTCTTTTTTCCATTGAACCGTAAATTTATCTTTATCTGGTTTACCAGCCAAAATCCAATCTTCATACATTGCTTTATCGCGATTAGCTTCAGCAATATTATTCGTGACCAATTGATATTTTGATCCGGGAGAAAGAGTTGGGCTTGCAACTGTTAATAATGCTTCGCGTAAACCTGTTGCTGGCGCTTTGGATGCTCCTTGTTCACGCATGACTGTAAATGCTTCAGTCGTCGCAGCTTTAATTGCAGAATCATTTGCTGACTGAATGCCACTGACATCCATTCCTGCTAACTTATCAATTCCAAATTCACGCATCCAGCCTGCCAAATCTGCACGTGCTTCAGAAGCACGATTTGTCTCAACTTTTGAGTAAATGTTAGATAATAAATCTAACTGCAATTTGTCCTTATCGTAGGCTGATAAGAAGTCTGTAGCTTTTTTGTTGAATTCAGTTTGCGTAGCAGCTTGATCTTCAGCAAACTTTTCAGCGGATTTTTTCTGCTGAATATTAGAAAGAACTTCAGGAATAAATCCAAAAGAACCATTCGCAAATTGAACTTGCTGTTCACCATTTTCAATCTTTGCCGCCAATTCACGGTAATTCTTTGCGCGTGCATCGGCTGCGACTTGTTGGTCCTTTAACCCATTAGCTTGCGCTATAACTGCCGTATTTTCTTCCTGCGCAGCTTTTTGCCGTAACACAAATGGATTATAATCTGGTGAAACATTTTTAAACGCATTTGGCGTTAAACTAGTTTGAGGTTGCGGCGCAACAGTTTCGCCGGTTGGCTGTGGTTTTTCTGGTGTAACCGCAGTTTGTTCAGTTTGTTTTGTCGTTTGCGTAGGTGTAGCAATGCCAACATCACTTGGCGTTAAACCATATTTTTTTAATACAGGTTGCATTTTCCCTTGAAATTCATTTTGCGACAACAAATTACCAGAAGACAGTTCTTTATACATAATACCATTAGGTGTGGCGACTGGTTGATAATTGCTTTGCCAATATTTAAGCGCCTCAATACCTTTGGCTTGACGTTCAATATCAACCCTTTGTCCTTCAAGGCCGACCTTTTCGCCCTCATAACCAACGCGCTGTTGTTCTTGCTGCAATTTGGCTTGTGCAAGAGCATTCTCACGGGCCAATTGCTGTTGATTTTGATAATTAGCAATACCGGCAACACCACCTTCACCAATAGCTGAACCAAAGTATGGTGACTTAGATGCCATCATGCCCAAAAACCCTGCCAGCAAAGATTGCCTCACATTTGGATCAAGGTCACGTCCCATTATGTTTTCTAAAATCGTGCGCTGGTCTGCTGCACCCAAACCTTGCTTTTGCGCTGGCGCGGTTTCTGCGGAACCATATGCTTTATTAAACCGTTGAATATAATCTGGAACCGTAGTTCCGGTAACATCAGACGCATTACCAGCTTGCGCCATGGGTTTACCACTAAACCACATTGAAGCCACGTCTTGCGGGCTATTACCTTGCCCTAAATACTGCGCAATTTTGCCACGGGTTACAGCTTTTTGAGCATTTGGATTTTTTAGATATTCATCTGGCGTCATTGAAGTGCCAAGAATTTCTTTTGTCCAATTAGGAATATTGGCACCCATGACCTGCGAATAGCCATAAGCACGGTCACGGTTTTCGCCCGTTAGTGGTCCCAAAGCATTAGAATTATGCCCAGATTCAATTTTCCCTAGCGCGTAATCAATTTGACTAACTTGATCTGGCGTTGTGTCTGAATCATCTGCAAAACCAAAACTGCCGCCGCCAACAACATTGCCTGCGGTTCCATCATGATGTTCACGATAACCAACTAAGCCGCCCCGCGCAAAACCCGGTTCATTACCCGTGGCAAACCCATAGCTTCCACCCGTACCAGACAGGATATTTCCAATATTACCCAACCCGCCCGTTCCAGACCGTTTTGTCTGCAACAATTGCTTTAAGAAATCATCGGCAGATGTGTCTTGCTGCATATTTGGAGCATTTGGAATAGTGCTTTTACCAACAGGAATTTGCGTTGATGGTATATAACCACGAACATTAGCGTATGGCGTTCTATTGGTTTGACCATATGGAATCATACCGATTCCGGGATTAGCTTTGCCATACAATTGCTGAATAAGATCAGTTAATTCAGAACTATCAACGCTTCCACCGGTCGGATATGCTTGCCTTTCCATACTTGGGACAACACCCCCGCCCATAGATGCTAAACCACCCAAAGAAAAATGGCCGCGCTTTGCCGCATCCGCTGTGGCGACATCATAATTAACCGTACGAATGCCTTCCGGCGTTTTGCTGACGGCTTCTGGCTTATGATGTTCTGTTTCTGCAGCGTTCAAACCAATGTGGGTCGTTGGGCTACCTTTATAATTAAACTTATAGATGTTTTGGCCGTCAAATGTTTTACCGACAGGCTCCATATTGTCTTTCATCCGTGGGTCGGAAATAAGTGACAATGCACCTAAACCACCAAAGATTTGCGAAGCCACATTTGGTCCCGGCTGCGTTGATGTAGAAGTGCCGCCCGTACCAGCGCCAATACCTTCAATGATATTAGCCAAATACTGAGTTGATTGAAATGGATAGGCTTGTTGTTGTTGGAATTGACCCTGCAATGCAGAATTAAGCGCCTGCTGGTAAGCCTGCTGTTGCGCTCCCGCAGCCAACTGCGCCTGTGCGCCTTGCAAAGCGGCAGTCTGGGCTTGTGTGCCAAGACCAGCAAGTGCCTGACCGCTGCCAAGCCCCATACCATACAGACCTTGGCCTAAAGCAGCCTGTTGTTGCGCGGCAGACAATCCTTGGCCAAATAGCTGTTGACCTAATGCAGCTTGTTGTTGCGCTGTACCTAATTGTTGGCCGTAACCTTGTTGTCCAATTGCGCCCAATTGTCCTGCCGAAGCCGCTTGTGCCGCGCGGTTGGCTTGTTGCGCTGCAAGATTTACCCCTTGCTGCTGCCCAAATAAATTTTGCGCGTTTAGATAGCCACCTTGCAAAAGATTTTGTAGCGTTTGACCGGCAGACAAATTCTGCTGATTTGCCAATTCCGCTTGCGCAATACCCGCACGGTCGCCCCCAAAAGCGCCTTGGCTAATAGCATTACCCTGCAATGCAGAACGCTGTTGAGCCTGCTGGTTTTGCATTTGCGCCATTGTCGCATTTACGACGTCATTCATATAGGGCGACATATATTGCTGAATAGCTTCAGGCGTATATTGTTGTGGGGTAATTGCACCCGCCGACCCAAGGGACAGATTGGTCGCGATATTTTGATAAGGCTGCGCTACATTTAAAGCGTTTTGATAGCCGTACTGGGCTTGCTGCTGGAGCGGCATTGCAGCGTTGAAGCCGCCCTGTAGCGATCCGGTAGCAGCATTATAATATGGCATAGCGGCTCCAAGGCCACCTTGCACATTTTGCATACCTTGATAGATGCCGGGAAGCGCCGCGCCAACGGAGGCATTAACATTACTGATGCCCGCTTCTTGGGTTGGAGACAACGGCGCAACTAATTGCCCACCATAAGGCGTATATGGCGTTGCGGCGGCTTGTTTTGCCAAACCAACAACATCCATATAGTTTTGCATCATCGCAGGCGTAGGAGAATACGATGAAGTTGATTGCGTTGATCCTGACCCACCACTCATCGCGGTCTCCAAAAATAAAAGTTACTCCTTTTCATCTACCACATCTTGACCCGTTTTGGCACCCCATAGGAAAAATGCCCCTACAGGCGTTCCCAATCTCTTCTCATACATACGTACTTTAGCACTAGTTCTGTCATTTGACAAAACCCCAATCATAAGGGGCATACCAAGTTCAGTAGCGCATTTTTTTGCAAATTCAATCAGTTTTGAGGCGCGACCGCCCCTAGCCGACCGGTAATCAGGATGAACAAACAAACTCATTTCTTCTAAAAATGGCTTGTCCGCATACCATAAACTAGAAACCCGAAGAAGAATACCGGCTTCTATTTTGTCTTTTGGTCCAATAACCCCAACAATACCACCTTCTTTAAACAAAGAAGGAATCATCATTTTGGCCACTTTATTTAAATCCATAGGATATATCCCGTTTTCTTCATTTACTAAACGGGCTAGTTCCATAATTCCGTCTAAATCCTCCGGTTTGGCAATTCTGACATGGACATTGTCCGCACCAGCATCAATCGCGCTTTGGTCCCGGTAATTTTTGGAGCGTCTGGATCGTTTTCTTACGGATTTGGTTGACGTATCCGTCAAGGATTGCGTGTCCGTCATCTATATTTCCTTCACCTATTTCTTGAACAATACGGGGAGATATAACATACTCCCCACCTGCCGCAACAATAGGTGTGCCTTTTACATCGGGGTTATTCTCATAAAATTTTTCATCGTCGCCAAATTGACGGTCTAAAATTCTAGCCCCGCCAAGGCTATTGCCTTCCGCCAAAGCCGATACTTCCGCTGCCGGTATGACATACGAACCCGACGGAACGTGCATAGGAAGATGATCTGTGCGGCCAGCAACCGGTGATGGTATAAAGCCAATATGGAATTTTGTAACCGGAGCATCGGTAGGGCTGGGCAACGGCACGCCGCCATGTTTTTTGCCGGAATGAGCAATATTAAGTGCGGCAGCCACGGCTTGATCATGTGGATGGCCCGNATGAACCATTTCATTTATGTTTTTGCTAATTGTTTTTTGAGATGATCCGTGAGTTAATGGCATTATGAATACCCCACCGAAATAATTGACCCAGTACCGGGAATAAATACCAGCCCCGTCGCGAACGGAATTTGTACTTGGTAAACGCCAAGCGTGTTTGGAACAGCATAAATACGATTACCTGATGTAGCAGATGTGCTATTAGTATCGTACAAATAGCCTTGCGTTGAACCTGCAACGATGACGCTGACGGTAGCAAGCCATCCAGATGATGTTTTAATTACTTTATTAGTTGAGATTTCTTTAGTTGAACTTGTACCATCATGATTGGTAAGCAAGTTTACATAAGAATTAATGGCAATGACGCCATTTTTTTGTGTAGTTAATATATCATCTAAACTAGCCACAATTAAAACCTTCCATCAGGTTGATACCGGTATTTAACGCCACCAAGACGCCAAAATGTCCCCGTATCATTAGATGACAACGAAAATGACATAAAACGCGCCCTAATTCGGCAAGATATGTATTCGGTGGATTGGGTCATCGGGAAAGTAATGGATGTTACTTGATTAGATGGCGACCCCGAATAATAACTTGTTGCCGGGGATGTGGCCGTATCTGTGGCATAATTGGTGTAATTAATGGTCAAATATACAGTGGCATTTTGATTGCCGCTATATGTTCCCCATTTCATGTCTGGCCAAATTTGGTCAATAAATACCAGATTGTCCGCTTCATTTAATTGAAAATAACCCGTTGAAAAAGATGNCTGCATACCGGTCGTTTGACCATTGTAAACAGCATCATTTCCAACTTCATGTTGGTAAATCCAATTATCCGAACCNGCGCCAATAGGTGGGCCAAGTACCGACTGGTCAATCCAAGCTGTGCGGCCCAATGTGCCAAAATCCCATTGGTCTACTGTCACATTATATTTGACATAGCTGTCATTTTCGGTGGACGAAGCCGATGGATAATACCATGTAATTTCATTAAACTGGCTATTAACCCCGCAGCATACTTTATACAAATATGCCGAATTGATGTTTTGGAATATAACATCAAAAATTGGGCAGTTAATGGCCTGTGGTCCAGAACCCATCATAACAAAAAATTGTTTTTGGCTCATCCAATAAATATTGTTTCCAAGCTGACCTACACAATGACGGCTAATGGCACCACAGTTCGACCCAATTTTATTAAATCCATACACTAATGGCGTGCCAACATACTGCATTGCCCAAAGATCAAGGTCAGTCCATAAAAGACCCTGCTGCGGTCCTTGAATACCCGCCACAATTTTAGAACCTGTAGGAATGCGGAACGAACCCGCTTGATTGGTTGCCGTTGCGTTCCAAGTTGTAAAATCGCCAACATCGCACCACCGAACCAATAAGGGATCGGCCTGCAAAGTAAACGATGAGCCATAGGCTATAATTTGGCGTTCAGGCATCGCAACAAATATGCCGCTACTTACCAACGGCGCATTCCCGCCAACATATTGGGCATTTTGTAGTTGCCCGTTTGGATCGTAATAATAAATTGCGCCACCTGCAGGACAGGCAACCAAATACGAACCAAAATTATCCAACGTCCAATCCGTTGCAGTGATTGGCGTTCCGGGCTGCGTTATGCCAACGCCAACACCAAAGCCGCCCACGCCGTACCCGCCAACACCAAATCCCGTTGGTAATGCTTGCGGCCCTACGCCAATATAATATACCGATTGTGCGTTCCCACTATTTATAGCCGTTGGCCCAACAGATGATGTGGCCAAAGTAGATGCTGCAAAGGTAAATGTGTTAGNGGTTGGCGTGCTAATAACGGTGTACAATCCAGATAAAGTGATGCCANCAAGCGTGATAGGAACGCCAATATCAAATGCTGAACCTACTGAATAACCGTGGTTGTCAAAATAACCTGTTACAATTGACGAAGAACTAGTTGTTTGGAACGCATAAACGCCCACTAATTTAGCTGTACCTGTGCCAGTACCAACGCCTGTAGCATTAAATATAACGCCAACCGTATTTGCGGATGCCCCAATTAAAGTAAAATCAGTTGTCCCTACCGATACAATTTGATAAGTTTTTCCAACAACAAAAGAACCAGCTACTGTATTGGTTGACGTATTAGCTGATAACGTAGCCGTTGTTGATGCAAAAATTGTATACGTTGTTGATGCTACAGACTGTAAGGCATATGGCCCGTAAAGCGTTAATCCACCAACCGCCACGGGCGTGACAAAATTTACATAATCAAACGTTGATAAAGCAGGTGCGTTTGAATCAGTAATTGTTACAACATTTGAACCTGACGTAGTGACAAATACAGGGGCCGTATTGGTTGTTGTTGTTTCTGGCGTAATATCAATCAAATTACCGCTGGTAAGGACGTTGAGCGATGATTCTGCGCCTATTCCCAAATGGTTAACGGCGTTTAAATCTGACCAGCCTTTAAGCGCCCTAATTTTCGACGATATAGCAGAACGGTAATAATTGACCCAACCGCCCAGTTTTTGAGCAAGACCAAGGCCATTTCTTTCCTGCAAAAACCGAATCAATTGAGACGATGAATATGCAGCTTCGTTCAATACCGGGGTATTATTGGTCTCCACGCCGGGCTTTAAGCGGATTGTTGCGTGTGGCATGGATTACATCCGCGCTGGTGTTGCAGCAGGGGCCGAAGAATAGGATGTCCATGCCGCCGCTTCGTACTTCTTGCGGTTTTCTTCTATTAGGGCGCTTTGTTTAAGAACTTGGTATTGCGCTTCATATGTCTGCGCCATAGCCGGATCATCATTGATTCGCCCAAAGTTGCGTTGGAACGCCGAAATGTAGATCATAGAGGCCATAATAAACATATCTGGCAAATAAGTTGATATAAATGTCGTGGTATTTGTTGCCGAAAGTGGCGCAGAACGGACCGTACCAGTCAAACGAACAGCATAACTTGAACTAGGCGTTGGTCCAACAATCATATATTGGCTTGTATTACCCGTAGTATTAGTATCGCCACCATAGACAGCAAAATATTGTGGTGAGCCCTGCGTAGACCCTGAACCGTATACATTTTGTATAAATTCTTTCGTGACCGGTAATAATGGCGTTGAATTTCCTTGGCTATCCAACACCTCAAATGTTTGCGGAACGATAAATTGTGACGTTGGAAGAGTTAGCTGATTGCTACCAGCCGTAAAAGTATACGCCGTTGTGCTAATTTGGGTTGATAAAAAATCTAGATCGCGCTGCATACGAAGTTCAGCGTAATCAATCATTGATGGGATAATAATCGTAAAATTAGTGTCCGTTACCGGAACAACCGCCATAGTTGCAATTTGTTGTACATATGACGCATAGGTAAGGGACATGATAATTATACCATATTAAATGCCATGGTTTCTACTTCCGAAACACGGCGTGACCATCCACGGCCAAATGTACCATATGTGGGCAGACTTTGCAAAAAAGCTAATCTGGCTTCACATACTTTTGTAGCAACTTCACGGCTGTTTGCCGTTTCAAAAGCAGCAATTGTGGCTGGCCCAATTTTTCCGTCTGCCGTAACACCAAGTATCTGCTGCAAGGTTTTTGCTGCCCGCGCTGGCCCCGAATTGATTGCAAAATCAAGGACTGCATAATCTACCCCTGCCGGAAGATCGTCCCCGCTGATAGCGTCCCAATAACGGGCTTTATACAATGGCATTACGTCAAAAGGAGTTAACGCTTTAATATCTTCTCCAGTTACCGGGTGGCCCACCCACGATTCCCACGTAGCTTTTGTACAACCTAAATTTGTAACCCCGCCCGGATCAGCAGAATTATTAACATACCCACCTTCGTTTTTAAGAACTAAAGCAAAACATTGCTCCCAATTGTCTTTCATTTCCGCGCAACGCCTTGAATTTTCTCATATGTGCGAAGGCCCGCCATTCCTAACATAGCGGTGACTAATTCCATAAGGGACGAATCAAGAATAGGCAGATCTTTCCATCCAAACCCAACGGCAAAGGGGCGCACCACATACTGATATGTGAGGCCAGCTGCGCCAACCCAACCAATAGCAGGGCGCCACCCACTGACGAAAAG